CATATCCTTTATGTTGATAGGTCATAAGGTCAGTCCAGAATTCTAGGAATGACATAGCAAATTCATGAGTCCAAGCAAGAATAGGAACTCCTATAAGAACTCTTGGAGTCTCTGGCATTGGATTAGGTATTAATTGCTCTACTGTATTATTTCGCTCATAAGCCATTGGCTTCTCCTTTTGATAATCGCTTAGATGACGGAGCCAAGCCAGCTTCTCCTGCCTGGCTCCATCCACTTTGTTCTAATTACTTATGGAGTAATCGTTAGATAAACTCCACCATATTGTGATGCTGTCATTGTGTGCAACGCATAACCAACAATTTGGTTTGCGGCATTGGCAGTCGTACCAACTACCTGAGCGACAACTTGCCCAGTCACATCCGCCATAACCTGCATACCTTTAGTTGCTGCGCCATTTTTCACACTAGCAGGACCCCATGTTTGCATCCAGAAATAATCATTCGTGGTTGCATAGGTAGGGCATACACCTACTGCGATTGTGGTAGCTCCAGTTGTACATTGAGTCACACTGGAATAATCATTCGCAAGTAGAGTGAATGTATCTGCTGTAGCAATCGAATGGTTTATTTCATCATACAGAGACAGGATAATGTTTCCCCCTGAAGCTGTAGAACCATGCGATTTAATACGGAACATCTGACCGCAGTTTGCAGCAGTACCAGACTGAACAATAAGACTTGCTTCAGCCCATTGGTTCGCAGTCGCTGTCGTGAAGGCAACAACACCTATTGTCTTCTGACCTGCTGTAGCACATGTTGCGGAAGCATTCGGGTCATAACCTAATGCTCCATTTGCAAAATCAACCGCTGCTTTTTGACATACTAAACCAGGGGTAATTGTACCCAGGGCTTTTGCATATCTAAATACACGGTCACCCACAACTAATCTCATACCAAGTTCTGCTAACTGAACTGAACTTGTTTTATAGATAGATTGTGCGTTTGGAATGTTAACCTGGTCACCTCTCCAATTCATCTTACCTGAATTGTCAAAGTCACCAGACTGAAACGTAGTGATATCAGCCATCTTAATTCTCCTTTGTTTATGCTATTTGGTTTTTAGGCTGAGAGTTTTTAAGCTAGCTCAGCTCGGAAGTTTCCTTCCTGGTCTACCTCAAGGAAGACATTGTCTTGTCTCCCTAGCATTCTCGCTTTAAGTTAACCTTATGTTTGTGAGATAAGTACCCCATGGCACTGTCTCTTATCCATCCAGAAATTCCCACGTTGTACAATTTGAGTCACAACGTCTTCATACTGGTTGGGGATTGGTTTCCATGGTCCCATGACAAAGTTAACCGCAGGGTCAACGGAGAACCCAAGATGGGTCCTGTCGATGAAGTATGTATTACCACTTGGACACAGGGGTGACCATATCCACATACGACCTTTGAAGGTAATGTGGTCTAGTCCCAACTGCACCGCTTCATTGTTGACAACTCGGACACGTTCTAGAGCTTCAGCTTCACCAAGTTCCTGAACTGTTTGTGTAGAAATTAGAACACTGACATCCCCCCAACGAGAGCAAGTATTAAATATGTTGGTCATGTCAGATTCCATATAGATGGAGGCAACGCCTGACGAGGTCTTCGTCTGTGTTCTCCAAATAAAGTTTCCAGCACCATCAGTTTGTGTGGCTTGGTTGATACCGTGAATCGATGTAGATGTGGTAGGATCATTCGGTATTAATTGCTGAATACCATTATAAGCCATGGATGTAGAACCACCATCATTAGCCCATAACGCTGTTTCTAATGCTAGATTGAGTGAATCAATCATCGTGTCAATCTTCGCATTCATCATCTTTAAGTGCTGTGTTTTAGAGCCACCATTAATCTTATCATCTTCCCAATAACGAACTAGCTGGTCGCCTAAGTTCTTCCATATATCATAAGCAACTGTCAATGGGTCGAAGTCACTAATCGTAAACGTAGCACCCTTCGTAAAGAAGCGTGATGTCTTCGGGTTAGTTATTCTGAGAGGAATTTCTAGTCTGCGACCATCAGTAGGTTCGTACTTAATCATACCCTTCTGATTCAATAGCAGGAGTAGTTTATTCTTCTCAAATACTTGATCTACAATACCTTCTCGGCGTTTTGACCAAGTAGAGGTATATAACGAATTCAGTGTTTCCGTAAGTGTAGCAGCCATTTAAGAACTCCTATATAGTAATAGGAGATTTATCCAATGACATTAGAATCTCCGATAACTTCTTCCCAGGCATCTTCACCTGCTTGTTCTGAACTAATACCTTTCTCATTCTTCTTATAAGTACCCGAAGAGAATCCTGGCTTCTCGCCTTTTGCACGATTGCCTTTAGCTTTCTCTTCTGGAGAAGGAGTTCCAGATAACCTTTTTACTCGGTCTTTAGCCTCATCGTATAACTGCTGTAAGCTATAGTCCTTGTATTTAGGATTAATAGAGAGACCATACATAGTAGGGCGATAATCTTCATAATCTGCATGCCCTTGAGCAAACTGTCTTATCTCTTTTTGTATGTTCTCTTTAGTACGAGTTTCATCATTCTTCTTAAGTTCATCTATCTTAGCGTTGGCTTCGGCAACCGCTTCGGCTTTAGCACGCTCATAGATTTGCTTAGGAGACATCTTTGAGAACTCATCATCTGAAACTGGAGCAGCTTTCGCTGGTTCTTCTTTCTTACTAGATTTTGAAGAAAGGAATTCTAGATATTCAGGTGACATCATTTCAAGACGAGCATCTTCTAAATCTTGCTGCATCTTTGATATCTGAGTAGTTACCTTATCGAATTCTGTCTTTGGAACAAAATCTCCTTGAGGAGCATTCGCACTCCCTTTATTGTCGCTCTGTCCACCAGACTCCTGGTTTCCCTTATCATCGGCCATCTTCGCTTCCTCCCTTTACTAGACTTGCTGCCATTCTTTTAGCCGCAGCATCTCTAGTCATCATATGTTTAGTAGCTGCATATTGACGTTCTATGGAACGCAAGGCAGCCTTAATCATCTTGCCATCCCAGTAACCTGAAAATGTTGTGTGACATTGATTGTCATAGAAATCTATTAAAATGTTACGATTCTTGTCTTTAGGTAAATCTATACCTAACTCTTTCATTATCTCTGCTTCCATGGTAAATCCTTTCTCGCTTGTGAGTTTGGCCCAGCTTCATCTTTAATTCCTAGACCACGCTTGGATAGTTCATGCTTATACTCTTGCATGTCTTTTACTTTCACTGGCTTTGTATCTATACCAAAGTGCCAGCCTGACATATCTTTCTTATGAGCTTCTCTTCGCTCAGCATTTCTCTGACGTAATTCATTCTCCTTCTTATTCTTAGAAAGCCATGTATCGTAATTATAGTTAGACAAGTCTGTCGATTCTCTTGGCATTTCTTTTCTCCTGTTATCACTGCATTCCCATCTGTTGTACCTGTTGTGAAAGTCCAGCCATAGGCCCTTGTCCCTTTCCTTGCATCAAAGCATTAAAATCATTGAACATCATAGGACGCTCTGGATTACGACCTGCTGAGTTTGCTGGGAATAAAAGCTTTGGGTCTACCCAATCGAATCTAGAGGCAAAGGACTCTGTAAGATACTTAATATCCATCCCTGGGATTTCTTTAGCTAGTCCTATAAATTGTTCTATCTGTTGAATCTCTACTTGGCGATTCGAAGGTTGAGATTCTTCTGGGTTAACCTTATAAGCAAAGTTTCCCTTAATTTCTGGCCCTGTAAACTTAAGCCAATAACGAGCACCATCAGGTCCTATGACATCAATTATTCTTTCTGCTGACCAGAATGAGAATATAAGTTCATTAGTAGATTGGATAATTTCAGTAAGCATATCTGCCATGATATCTCTACGTTCATCTATACGAATCATGGAAGCTGCCCGTACTATTTCAGCTTCATGGGCTGTACGTCTACCAGAGGATTCTTCAAAAGAACCCATTTGGTTACGAGAGAATCCGATGATTTCTCTTATGTCCTCTCGGACTTCTTTAGCGGAAGCTGCTAGGTCTGGAGGAACATGGGATTGGAATAGTTGAACGGCCTTCCTTATATCTCCCCCTGCCAAGGCTGCATCTATACCAACCATGACTTTTGGGTTCTCATCCATGAGTTTAGCTAACTCTTCACCCTTTACCATACCTTTATCATACAAAACTTTGAGCAGCGAGACACGCCTGTGTGCTTTAGCCATTGTGCGGATGTCATTGATTTCAAGCTGTTGCTGCTCAATTAGGCGACAATCAGGTGTCCACCAGAAGTAATCTGGGTCTTCATTGAAGCCTAAGACGTGTGCAGGAAGTCCATGAACCTGGAGTTCATCATCATCCTCTCGTAAAAACTTATCGTGGTCTAGAGAGAGTGACATCACCTTTCCTGTTTGCTGGTCATGCACTTGCCATAGCTCTACCCACTCGGCTTTAAAGTCTTCTTGCATAGTAGTAGTCTGTCTATCTTTATCCGAAGAATCTAGGCGAGTGCGATACATAGCATGGAGATCTTTGGTATTCTTATACTTTGGGTCTTTCTTAATGTCTTTCAACATACGCATCTTGCGGAAAGCAAACCAAGGCGCTTCTTTAAAGTGGCGTGTTCCCCAAGGGACTATGAAGTCATTAGGACTACATCTTAAGAACCATGGCATACCAGGATTGACATTAAAGTTATACTCTATCTTCTTCTCTGGTTTCTCAAAGTCTTCACTGGTAACATCACCTTCATTTTCTACTTCTGCTAAATTACTAGGGTCAAATCCATATTCTGAGTCATAACCTAGGATTCCAGGACCACGACCTGTTAGGTAACAGTCTAGTGCCATGGACTTCATTTGGTCTTTAAGGTTCATATTACGGATTAGAAGATTATCTATTCTTTCAGTAACTCGAGCATGCATGGTGTAACCTGGCTTAAGAGGAGTAATAGTAACTCTTGGGTCTCTAAAATAGATTTGAGGTATAAGAGAACGGCCAATGGCATAGATAATATTTACTGGGACAGTGCCAGCTTTAAAGAATCCTCTGTAGTAATTTTTATACACCTGCCAATCTTTAGACTTACCATAGAACATGCGATAACGTATTCCCATACGAATATCATGTTTCCAGTCCTCTAACTTCTTATCACCTTTTCTACTTGAATCTATATTCGCAGAAAATCCTGCACCTATCGTCTCGTCAGCCATTAGTTACCTCGGTATCTACTATCACTTCTGGATTATCTAAAGTTGGTTTTATATATATCGCATCAGACACACCAATCTTAATTCCAGGTTTAAGTATTGGCTGAATACCCTCATGTGCTTCTTTGGCTCTCTTATCTCGTTCAGGACCATTAGTATAATAAGGAAGTCCCATGCGTTCATGCTCTGCTTTAATAGCAGCAATAGTATTTTTCTTCCAATCATCAGTTAATGCGGATTGTTCCATTACTTTAATCCTTCGGAGTATTTACTCTTGTCTGACTCTTTTTTCTTAATCTCTCCTATAAAAGATTTGCCTTTATAGAAACAGACATGAACATACTTTCCATTTCCTAGTTCCTTAGTTCTAATTTTTCCACCGTTCTTCTGACATCTTTCGAATGCAGCAGGCATTTATATCTCCTCAGTCTTCGTAGGGATTCTCAAACATCTCACTTATTCTAGCATCATCGTCAAATGGGTTCTCAGTAGGGCGATACTCTGCGAAAGATTCTTTACCCTCATGCTTACCTTTATTCCAAGCATGCTTAAGAAATTCTTCTACAGTTCCAGTAGTTAGAACAACATCCCCTATTGGCTTAACTCTTACTTTGGACTGGACTGCTCCAGGGCGTGCAATCTGGAGTTGGTAAGAGAGGGCATCTAGAATATCCTTCGTCACACCATTATTGTCTGGGGTATATTCAGCAAACTCCATGATGAAGTCTTCATGTTCTGGACGACAGTGGATGGCTAGATTCATAGCGTAGGGCTCAAGTGCTCTGATTCTTAAGTCTTTGGAAGTAGAAGAGTCGGTGGTGAGTTCTCTAACAGGAAGCCATCCTCTCTTCTCCATATCTTTGTGCAAGAAGTGCATGAGAGATTTCTGGTAGTACACTGCTTCTACACCAATCATCTCAGGGTGAAAGAGTCTGTAGTGCTTGTACATGTGATCTATGATTTCAGAAGGGTCAAAACGGGCAGCGTCATAGTGGAGTATCCAGACGTTATTAAATCTATCCCAGCCACAGGTAAGAATGACTCCTCGTGACTCATGGCCCTTACGTTTCGTATTAGACCAAAGACTCAAGTCTATAGTAGTAAATATCCTCATCTCTTCGGTCTTTGGTAAATCAGACGAGTTCTTATAGAATTGAAGCCACTCTTTCTTAAACAATTTATCTTCTGGGACAGTAGGAATTCCTAGATATTGTGTAGAATTACTGGACATGTAACCCCAAGCAATATAGTTTCCAGTTTCTGTTTCTAAAGCATAAACTACTTCATCTTTATCATATGCGATACTAATAATTTTGTCCCAAGAATCAACCATATGTCCAGAACGTTTGTACACTGAATCTATAATTTTTTTCTTCTTAATAGGACTTGACTGAATTATAAATCTCTTCT